AGCTATGCCGGTTTGCTGCCTAAAATGGACCCTACCTTTATTGCCAGCATCTTTACAGGCTCGCTGGCTTGGTACGGTATTAGCAAGATGGAACGCGATGAAACATCGGCTCCTACAGTGAAACCATCGCGTCCACCTGCAAAAAAGCCATGAAATGGCGTCTTCTGCTGCTGGTCTTGGTGTTTCCCGTTCCGGCAATGGCTCAGTCGGTCACGCCCAACTTCACCCAGGGCAGCATGACCAGCACGACCACCACAACGCAGACCATCAACGAAACGATCCAGACGCAGGTCTTTGGTGGCGCTTATCGCAGTGTGTCAGCCACCAACGTGACGCCAAGCGGGGACATCAACGCCGCTGGTACTACCTTCAGCGTTACAACCCCTGGCAATACCTACAGCTTGGAAGTGGTAACCCGTGCCGCTGGCATCGTCGAACAGACAGACATCACCCGCACCATTACAACCAACGCCACCACCAACTCGCTGTCTGTCTTCTCGCAGTAGTCCTAGCCTTGCCAGCCAAGGCACAAGACAGCGGCGGCACCACGGCAATCGCTAATCCTGTGGCGACCTCAACCGGCAGCGTGAGTAATCAAGCTGTCCAGATCAATCAAGGTAGTTACAGCCAACAAGGCTTTGGTGGCGGGCACATTTGCAATAGCGCCACCATGGTGTTCACGCCCTTTTACTTGGGCAACGATATATATCAATTAGAAGCGCCTTACACGCGCAACGCTAACTTCGGCGCACAGATCAGCCTCAGTGTGCCGTTGGACTTTGAGATGGTCAACCTGTGTAAGCAGCTAGCTAAACGCAAGCTAGAGAAGGAGCGGCTGGACTACGAACTGGTGCGTCTGATCAAATGCACCGAGGTCATGAAGAGTGGTTTTACTTTTGCGCCGGGATCGCCGTTTGCAACGATCTGCAGTGACGTTGTGCCAATCGCTGCCGCGCCCAAGACTTCACCGGCTTCCCCCGCATCTTCTGCAACCGTTTTACCGCAACGCTAATCACTGGCTTGAAGAGCGACACCAACCGCTTAAACAATGCTGTCGCACCAAGCGTGGCGGCAACACTGATCACACTGGTGGTTGCTGCGGCGCTCAAAATCTCCGCCTTTGGCACAGGGATTTGTATTGCGGTGCCCGGTAATGTGATTGTGGTTGTCTCTGCGCTAGTTGGTTGTGCAGGAGCCTCAATCGTTTTGGCTGGTTCTTTTTCGGGCGACGGCTCCCACGCTGGCGGGGGTTGGATTGCTATTGGCGGTATTGATGCCGGTGTTATGGCTAATGTCGCAGCAGGTTTCTCAGGAGGTTGCTCCTGGCTCGCGGGTGGTATGCCTACGTCGTTGACCGGGGCGTAGGGATACACCATCGGCGTATAAGAAGGCACCACCGCCCGAGGTAATTCCAGCCATGGCGCTGGGATCTCAGGCGGATTAGCAAGTGGCAGTGCCGGCAGCAGGACCGGCGGTTGCATTAACCCTTACCTTGGCCGCGCATCTTTTTGCGGCCGTGGTTAGGCAGGCTGTGCTGCCCTTGCCCTTGGCGCGTGCGCTTGGGCTTGCCGGGCTTGTGCTCGATGCAAGCGGTGCCAACCTTGGACTTAACCGCCATTACCAGGGCACTCCGTTGGTCTTAACAGGGTGCAGCTTTTCTTGGATGCTGGTGGAAAGTGCGGCTTCGATCTCAGCCACCTTCTCATCACCAAAGTTGGATTTCACCCAACCCACCACGGTTGCCTTGTCAAGGTCGGCATAGGGGATGAGCTGATCGGCTTCGGGAGCTTCCAAACCGATAGAGCCATACGCCCCAGCCTGTTCGCCGTCTTCAAAACGGGTCACGGTGTAATGGACGATGAAAACCACGCCGTCGGCAATGGTTCGTTCCATGTTGGTGATGTCCCAGTTGGTGAACGGGAAGTCCACGCCAGGAATCTGCTCAGTTGCTTTGGCCATGAGGTTGTTAGGTCGCAATCAGACCGAGACTGCGAAGACGAGCTAATGCCAGTTCGAGTTTAGCTTCTAGTTCCACGCAATACTTCAGCAGTTCGGCATTGGTTGGCGTTGCTGCATCAGCGATTACCTGTGAACCCGTAGCCGTAGGCAGCGTGCCGGTGGTGGCGGTGACGGTTAGATCAGCGATGGCTGCAGGCTGCACCACTGGCGTGGCGTTATAGAAGCCGAGCTTTTGCGTGGTGGCCGTGCCGATCTTGGTGCCGGTTGTGGTGTTGACGGCAATATTCAGGGCATCGGCAAGGGTCAGTGTGGCGGCTTGCAGCGTGAGCCGCGTACTCATCGTGCCGCTGTTCTGCACCTTGAAGGCGAGCTGGCCAAACTCCGAGTTGTTGGTGACGCTGACGATGCTGCCTTCGACGGCGGCATAATCCACCTGCTCTGTGGTGCCATTGTCGTTGTGGCCGCGCCAATAGATCGTGCTGAGCAGGTCGTTGTTTTGACCAACGGTGGATGCACCACGGCGTCTATACAGTGTGATGTCAGCGCCGCTGGCTGAATCATTTGCTGTGCATTGAACCTGCAGCGCAGTGCTGGTAATCGTGGAGCTGACGTGCAGCGGGAATAGTGGTGTTGCCTCGCTGATGCCGACGTTCGAGCCTCTGAGGCGAACACGCATTGCCGGAGCAGATGCATCGGCGGTCATCAGGTCGAGGATGCCAACCTCTGAGGTATTAGTGACCGTGCCAATCGTTGACAGGATTTGGGCGTAGGCGTGATCGTTGCCGCCGCTGTCCTTGCCGCGAAACTCGATGTTGCCGAGGTTGTCGTTATTTGCGGGGCTGGCACTGTTGCGGTACAGCACCACGTCAGGCGCAGTGTCTAGGCCGGCATCAGTGTTTTCGATGATGACCTGATCGGTCGTGTCGCTGCTGAATAGGTGCAGTTGGGCTGCAGCCGTACCAGTGCCGAGTTGGAATCCAGTGGTGCTGAATTTACCGGCAAAGGTGCTGTTGGTGGTGAACGCCAATTCGTTGGCGGCTGAGCGGTAGATGCCCGTGACGCCAGTGTCTGCGGTCCAAGCAAGGCTGGGTGCGCCAACGGTGCCGCTGGGCAGGTTTCGCAGGAAGGTGCCGTATTGGATCTTTTTGTTCTTGTTGGCCGCCGTGGCTTCGGAACTATCAACAATGGGCAGCAGATCATCCGCCGCTGGTGCGGTGAGTTCTGTCAGGTCTGTGATCTTCCGGTCAGCCATGGTGATGTGATCCGTGGCTGAAGTTTAGGTGAGATGGCAAGTGAATGCCTTGCCGGATTTCCTCCTTACGCCGTTCGATGCGCTCCCGACGCTCAGGACCGAAGCCCTTGGTGAGTTCCGAAAAGGAGCGCGTCATCTTGCCAAGGTGAGATGTGAGTAGGTCTACGCGCCCTTGAGAGCTGCTACTTCGGCTTCCAGGGTTTCGATGCGCCCGATGGCTTCCTGCAGCGCAGCGGTCAACAGCGGCACCAGCTTGGATTGATCGATGCCTTGGTAGATCGGGTTGCCGTCAGCATCTACTTCATCCTTGGCGCCAGTGACGCACTCAGGAACCACAGCCTGCGCTTCGTGTGCAATGAAACCATCGACAGTCGTATTGGGGTTGCCGATGAAGTTGAAGCGGTGAACCTGAAGCTGGTTGACGCGATCAGCAGCGCCAGTCAGTGGAACGACGTTTTCCTTGAGACGGTAATCGGAGGAAGTGTTGTAAGCCGTCGCGCCCGCAGAAATTGAAATACTCCCAACATCAGTGCCATTGCGCCGAAAAATATGCACGCTGCCACTATTGTCTTTGTTCCAATAGTTTGCGCCTGTACTGCTTACCCTAAAACCTTCACCGTTACCGACTTTGAAAGAAGCAATAGGAGGATTGGTTGGCGTTCCACCAACGTTAGCATCGGGATCGGTAGTATTAAAAAGGATGTGGCCGACCTGCGTTATTCTCATCCGCTCCGTCGGGGTGCTCGTTCCGTCGGGAGTAGTGGAGAACACTAACCTGCCCGGCATATCATTTGCGCCGGGTGTGCCATCTACTTGGGCAAAGATATAAGCACCGGGGACAAAATCAGTTCCATCTGCGCCTTGAAATGCTATAAATCCTAAATCGTCTCCATTTTGAACAGCAGTATTGGATCCGTTACTCGTTCCCCTTGTTTTGCATAGGCTAAGAGTTGGTGACCCGGTGTTTGCCGAGTTTCTAATAAACGTCATGCTTGAGGTATCGTGATCAGTCCCTTCTACTTGCAGATTCGCACTAAGAGTAGTGTTAAAGAAATTGCTACGCGCACTAGACGTGCCAACTAACAACCTACCGGAACTGTCAATGCGAACGCGTTCGGTTGAATCAGTTGAAAAAGCTAAAGGGGCCGCACCAGTGGAGAATAATGCAGACCCACCACCAAGTGCGTCACTATTTCTGATCAAAGCAATATACTCGCCAGAATTATTTACAGCGTGGATTTTTGCCTGAGAAGAGCTTGTGTTGCTTGTATTGGTAACTTTAATCCCAGGATTAAATGCGCTATCCGAATAAGAGATAGTAAGGCTTGTGTCTGGACTCGCCGTGCCAATCCCTACAGCGTCTGCCGAGGCATCAACAAAGAACAGGTTGGCATTGGTATCGCCTTCAATGCGAAAATCGTAGTTAGCACCGCTGTCATTAAATACAACTTCACTTGTGCCCCATTCAACGCGCTCAGTGCCGCCCGTCGTGATATTGACCTGATCCGTGCCGCCACTAAATAGACCCGTATCGGTGCCGCTGTCCTTGAAGTAGATCGACGGTGCAGCAGCCGTGCCGTTCTCAAATGCGATATTGGTCCATTCGCCGTCGAGCTGGAACAGTGTGATCCATGCCGAGTTCGCTGCATTTCGCAGCTTCATGACCGTTGGGCTGCTGCCCGTATCCGCCCACCACTGGTAGGCATAGGTTGTGGTTGGTTCGGTGGCGGAGGAATTATTGGTTGCGATGGCAGCCAGCGCGTTGTTCAGGTCAGCACGCACTGCAGCGCCGGAGGCATTGCTAATGATGTAATCGTGGGTTGCCATCGTTAAGCCTGTTGGGTGCCGTAACCGTTGGCCACGTACTGGAATTGCCTGCTGACCGCTGTTCCGACGCTGTTGCGGAAGGTCACGGTGAAACCAGTGCGACTAGCGGATGTGATCTCATAGTAATCGCCAGTGTTCAAATTAAAAGCGGTCAGACCCAAAGCTGGTGTTTGGTAAAACGCCTTCGCGTAGGTCACGGCGTAGGATGCGGTGCCGCTGGTGATCGTGCCGCTGTTCTCCGTGCGGGACTGCATCACCATTTCATAGCCCAGCTCGTCGATCAGTGGTGTCTGGTCTGTGCGGGCGCTGATCAGCTCAACCTTGAACTGGAACTGACGACCGGCGTAACTGCCGTTGTACATCGGGAACCACTCGCCAAAATCAATGTCGGATTCCAGCTCAAAGCGGTCTGGGCTGCTTTCCAGCAGCAGTTTGTCGCCGTCCTCCAGCAGCATGAAGGTATCGACGGTGGCCACGTCGCTGGAACGGAAGTAGACATCGGCACTGGTGTCATCAGCCAAGGCGCCATCGAAATCGCTCCAGCGGTCGATCAGTTCTGTGCGGCTATCAATCGTGTCGGCTGGGTACAGGCCGCGAGTGGTGAGCGTGCGGCGGAAGTCAACGGTGAACTTTGCGCCAAGGTCAACAATGTTGGTGAAATAGTAGCGACCTGCGAGCAACTGCTGGCCGGTAAAGTCCATCGCGCCGATGGCATCAAAGTCAATAATTTCATCCACCGTCTCACTACCATCAAGCACGATGGCGTCGTAATCAGCGTCGTAGCGGGCATCATCAAATTGCCCTTGGTATGGCGGTACGGTCTGGTCTTCGCGGACGGTAGTAATACTTAGCGGTGGGATGGCGTCGGGCTGATCGAAGATGACGCTGGTGGCGTTCTGACTCCGCAGGCCAGCCGGATCTTGGAACTTGAGCAGATATTCGCCGTCGATCTTGGGCAGCAGGGCGTAGGTGGTTTCAGCGCCAACACGATCCGTCAACAGGGTCGAGTCTTGCCATTCGCCGGTGCCATCGGTCTTGGTGCTATGGCGGATGATTGCGGTGAGGAAGCCAGGCGCAGCAGTTGGGCGCGCCCAGCGCAGCATCACCTGATTGTTGGCGATCTGTTCGATGGTGACGTTTTGCGGATCCTCCGGCAGGAGCTGGAACGAGCCGTCTGGGTTGGAGGTCGAAGCAAACGACGGAACCGTAAATGTGGCCTCAACGGCAGGTGCCGCTTTTTTGAAGCCGAGTCCGAAAGCCACCACTGAAACCAGCAGTTGGAAGCCAGGCGGCAACCCGATGATTTCCAGGCTGGGATTGTTGGTGCGAACGATCTTGCGGTTGCCTTGGCTGGTGTTGTACGAGATCTCGTAGCCGAAGGTGGGACCGCCAACGCCTTTTGCCCAGGAGACATTGACCTGGGTGGTTAGAACAGTGCCATCACGCACTTGACCGGCGCTAAACGCAACGTTTTTGACCTGCGGCGGTGCGGAATCAAACGTGGTGATGTCCGGGAACTGCAGGTTCTGACCGTTATCAACAGAGGCGTAGATGCTGTCGTTATGCACCAAGCCGGTGATTGCGTAGGTGCCGTCGCCGTTGTCTGATGCGCTGATGCAACGGAACTTTTGATTGGCAACGCCGCTGGTGGTAATTGACCAGATCGACTGCGCGTTGGGTGCAGCGGTGAAGGAACTGCTGACGTTGATTGTGCTGCCGGAAACGCTGCTGATGTTGCGGGTTTCGACCGTGCCATTGGGCAGCAGGCAGGTCAGTTGTGGGTTAGAGCCAGACGGGAGCGTGATCGACTGGTCAGCAACGATGGCGCTGGTGGTGGAGGAGGAGACGCGACCGGAGATGCGGGTGCCTTGGCGGAGTGAATCGGCAACGGCAAAGATCTGACCCGGCAGCACCACGGCACCTTGCAGGCCAGTGCTGAACGAGATCACTTCATCGTCGAGCGCTTCGGTTTTGAGTGTCCACAGGCCAACGCGCTGTGCCTGCCACTTGGAAGTGCAGCCAAAACCAATTAGCTCTTTGACGATGTAGCCGTACTTAGCGATGAGCGCGGCGTCTTCAACGACAACAACGTTCGGGCGGTAGAAGTTTTCAGGATCGTTGTAGCGAACATGCACGCTGGTGCTACGCGTCTTGAGCGAGCTGCCGGAATACTCGAAAACACCGCCGACGACGTTGGCATTGGTGTAAATGTGCGAGGCCGCAAGTGCCGTACCGTCAAGATTGCCGTGATCGGCTGCGACTTGGATGACGTTGTTCGACCAAAACAGGATGCCTCGGAATACCGAAGCCATGTCCATCAGAACGTTGTACGCCTCGGCGCGATCACCGATAACTACGTTGCAAGAGAAGCGCGGTTCCCTGGTGCCGTCTGGGTTGATGACCTGCTGGTTTGCGTATTTGGCGATTGGGTACAGGTCGATCCAGCTCAGGTTGGCCGAGGTGATGAACTGGCCAGCGCCATAGCGGCGATTGGTGAGCAGGTCGTAGAAGCAGCAAACTGGGCAGCTCGTCCACTTCTCCGAGGATTGAACCGCACCGTTGAAGCTGGAATCGTTGAACGCGAGGCTGCCATCACCCAGAACGGTCGCGCCAGTTGGGATCTGAACCAGACGGCCACGGATCAGATAGGCACGCGACGGCAGGCTGTTGAACGCCTTGGTTGAGATTGCCAGCTCGTTCAGCGCCGAATAGTTGTAGTTGACGTTTTGCGAGATCGTTTCGGTGTAAGACGACCAAATGATTTGGTTGCCTCGGTTGCTGGCAATCGGTGTGTTCTGCGGTGTGTCTTGAAAACTGGTGTATTTGATCTCAAAGTGGCCTTCACCCAGATCTACCTTTTGAACTTTGATGTTCCAAGGACCGGCGCCAAATGTTCTGAGGTTGATGATGCCGGTGCTGTATTGGTAATTGTTGGTGGAAACGCCGGTGATAGTTCTGTTGGAGGCAAGCTGGAAGCCGGTGCCGCTGCCCTTGGCCTGCACGTAAATCAGGATCTGAAGCGTGCCACCAAACAGTTGACCTTTGGCGAGACTTTCCTGCGCGACGGAATAGAGCTTGGGAATCGTGAACAGCAGCTCTACGTTGTTGACCGTTGGATCAGTGATCTGGCGCGTAACACTGCCGCTGCCGTACTTGCGGTTGACAACTTCGTTGTTGCTGTTCAGGTCTTCGCTGTAGTTTTCGCCAATCTCTTGGTTGACTTCAACAATTTGTGAGGTGCCGTCGTTAAACCAGTACGTTGCACCCTGACGTGCCGCACCAACATAAGAGGCGGACGAAATATCCTCGGGTTTGAAGTTATAGGTGCCGTCGCTGTTCTGAATTGGCGTTTCGTTGAGGTATGTACCCTGCAGGCCGTTAATGACGCCACCAATCGGACCTTCACAGAGAAGATCCAGCACCTTGATTGTTGTGACGGAATTAAGTGCCATGTCAGTAGAGCTGGTAGCCGACGCTATTTAGGCGAAGGTAGATCGGGTTGGAGCCGGTGGAACCATTGGCCACAGTTTCCGCCGAGATCACTTCAACTTGAACGCTGACAATGCTTTCGGATTCAATGTCACCCAACTCCAAGCGATGCATCCAGCCGAAGAATTGGCCTTCAAAAATCAGACCTTGGATGGTGGCGGAGTCAGCGGCGACGAGGAAGCCATCATCTAAAACAGTGCCTCGGTAGACCTTGATCTCGTAGCTGATGTAGCCATCAACGTAAGTTGTACCAGTGCCACCAGCCTGATCGTAGAGACCGTTTTCGAGTGATAGTGCAACGTTGAAATCGGAGTATTGCTCCACGCTGGCTAGATAGCCGCCGTAGACCTGCAGCGATGCATAACGGCGCTCGTTTTGAACGTCGGTGCGGATTAGTTGCGTGCTGTTGGTGACGCCGTATGCGCTAACAGGGTCGAAGTATGCCTGCGTATTAAATGCTGTCTGATAAACACGGCGGGCAATAACACCGGACTTATCGGAAAACTCGTTGGTCAGTATTTCGTTGCCCAGCCGGATTGTGTCAGTGCTTGGTGCGCGAAGGCTGGTCAGCACCGGATCAGATTCGTCGGCAATCTGGAATTTGGACTTGAGCAGGTGGCTGCCGATCAGCACTTTGCCGTAAGCCAGTGGCACCGTGGCGCCAACACCGACAGAGTTTGCAGCGCCTGTGTAGGCGTAGGACTGCTGACCGTCGATGCCGGAGGTGACATTTTCTGGACCGTTGGTGCGGTTGCGGCTGCCCATCCGACCGCTCCCGCCGTACGTGTTTCCGCCATACCCACCAAGCGTTGGCACTTGAGGTTGCGGCGAGAGCGCTGAAGCTACCCCACTTAAAAGTAGGCTCGCCCCAAATGCGCCGATAATTGTGGAGGCGGCACTGCCGAGCACAAAACCACTTTGAACCGCAAAACCAACAGCCAAAGGACCTGTAGCCGCTGTTCCTGTCAAACCAGCGCCAAGTCCTAGGAATCCAGCACCAGCTCCAGCCGTGAGGATTGCAAAAGCCACCAATCCCACTCCTGCCAAAATTTGTCCGGTGCTGCCACCACCACTGCCACTAACAACTGGAACAATGACTAACTCGCGCTCGCCAAACGGCAAAAGTAAGTCTTCATATTCAAAATCAACACCGCCCTGAATAACTTGATAACCAATCCCGTTTTCTTCTGATGTCAACAAATAATCTTTGAACTCCGGCATGTTGATGCACAGAAGTTTGATCGCGTCAGCGCCGTTTCGCAGGTTGTAGTAGGTGTGCTCAGCGCCGAAGCGTTCGCCCAACTCACCCATCAGGCAGACCCGCTGCATATCGGTAGACCGCAGCAATGCTCCTTACATAGTAGCTGGATAGCCACTCCACACCACTACGTCGGTCGCGCATGTGGTGCAAAATCCGCCATGGCTCCACGAAGATCGCCGCGTGCATCGGTTCGATGGTGCCCAGCTTCATGATCGCCACGTCGCCCGGCTTGCGTTGCTCAAATGCCACCCGCTTGAACCCCAACGCCTCGGCTTCCCGCAAGTAAATGCTGGGCGTGGTTTCCAGATCATCCGGTCTGGCATAGTCCGCCAGCTCCACGCCCTGCAGCCTGAAGTAGTCCCGCACCATCGTGTAGCAATCCCGCCCTTCGTCGTTCCACTCCAGATCGATCAGGGATTGATAGTCAGCCATTGATGCTCCGGTAGGCAGTAGATCAGCCATGGCACCCCGCTTTGCAGGCAGGCACGCTGGTCAAGTTCGCTGGCTGGACCGCCTTTGGGGTGGCTATGGACAACAGCAAGCACCTCACCATTCAATGAGGCACGGTAGTAGTCGCGGGGATGCATGACAAAATGCTGCTCCGGCTGCTCGCAAACATTGCGGCACGGCCAATACATCTGTCCCGTTGGCGTTTGAATCACCACGCCGCAGGCTTCGTAGGGCGCTGCCGACTTGGCGTGCCGTTCAGCCTCAGATCTGGATGCGGGAGCCAGGATAACCACCATGCGGATAGCTCGAAATACCTTGTGACTGAAAACGGATTTTGCAGCTATTAAAGCGCTTGCCGCAGACATCGTTGGCAGCGGTCGTCGGATTATCGTTCACGTCAAAGCAACTGGTGCCGTTGTAGGTACATTCGACGCCGCGATACACCCATGGACAGTAGTCCTGCACTTGCCTGCCGGGAAGCTGCAGGTTGGTCAGATCCAGCTTGCTGATCAGTTCAAACTCGACGAGTTGGGCGTTTTCTCTGGATACGCGGTCGATGTACCAGATCTGATCCTCAAACTTTGCAGTTGGATCGGCACTTGGATTAACGCCACCGACAAAGTTGACTGCATCTAGGAATTTTTTACAGGTACGGATGCGGGTGACCTTGGCCTGCAGTGGGTTGTACGCCAGCAGCAATGCCGAGATCGCGCCAGTGGTATTAGCGATCCGCATGGATGGACGTGGCAAAGTGCCCTTTGATATCAGTTCAAAGCCGTCAGCTTCAATCGGTGCGGCGCTGTAAGTAATCCCTTGGAAAACCACATCAGCAGTCAGGTCGTTGGTGCCAGCGTGGTAGTAAAAAGTGGTGTCGATTCCGTTGACTGCCAGCGTTAGCCGTAATTGGAACAGTTCAATAATCGCTGAGGGGTTCAGCGACTGGATCTGCGTTTGAATTGAGGTGGGTGTCGTCATGCCTCAAATACTTCGCGGAA